CGGGGCGTCAAGTCAGTAACGCTCCCTCCCATTCCCAAGTTAAGGATGCCGGTTTCCTGCATTGAGGCATACGCCTCATCTTGAATACCTTCCCCAATAATAGCGAGGAGCTTGTCAAACTGCTTCCCCATTATCCTGCGAATATCCCCGAGATGCTCTGTCAACCAAGCTTGAAGTCGCATAAGGTCGCGGATCTCCGAGTATCCATAGAAATATTCTGGTGTAAAATTAGGCTGAATGAGACTATAGCCAGTGTGACCAGGAACGAATAAGTTTGTAGGTTTGTAGAGAGGACTAACCAGAATATCTGGCTCAAAATAAACAAACGTAGTGTAGTCTGAAGCTTCATCGTTCCGCACCCAGATTTCGTGGCGGGGGAAGAGATCGATGTCGGTTTGGGGGTGTGTTGGTGGGTAGGCAGGGCCACCGCTGGTTTGTATCCAGCCGCCCGGTTGATTGGAGGTTCGCGTGGGGGAGAGATCGAGAACGGCCGTTGACAGGACTTGATGCATAAAAGAGGAAGGACGGCCGACGCCACTTTCTTTGTCAGAAGAGCTTATAATGCGTTCAAAGAGCTTTTTGCCGTCCGGTAAATGCCTGGTGTCACGCCACACTTGATACTTATTGACGAGCATAGTTTCGCAGAAAAACTCTTGGTTTTCCAGGCCGTTCACGGCTTCGTCGGCGACGCCAAACATCCACGGCATGACAAGGCGGCTACCTCTGTAGGTGTAATGGCCATCTTCATCCTTGCCGGCCAACTGTTTTAGAAGGCAAGCGCCGTAGTCTACGGCGACTTTAACGCCGTGGCCAAATAGAAGGTCTATCGAGTTGTTTTGCCACTCCTCTGTGATACAACGAGCGGCTACTGCACCCTTATCGAGCCAATCTTTCTTATAATGGCGTTCCCATGCAATGCTAAAGCGAAGGTCGGCAGGACTAAAAAGATGGGCGGCCACCCGATCGTTATGGGAGAACAGGACGTTTGCGAGGGCAAGACCACCCTGGCCGTCGTCGGAAGCCCAACCTCGTTCTAGCCATTGGCCATAATTGCGATAGGCAGCTTGCCGTTGGCCGGCGCTCGCCATACAACTCTCTAACAGGCGCTTTGCAAGCGCTGTTCTTTCCTTTATTGAAGAAGGAATTATCACGTTTGATCGCGTTTAGTTGTGTTTGTGGGAGACGACGCCCGTTTGAGCGCTAAGAAGCATAGCGTTGTGCGCTCGCACCTCCAACCAAATGCCCGTGCTAAGCTGTTGTAGCTTTTGGCTGACGCCCCTGGCCTTTTCCGAGGGGGATGCTTCGATAAGCTGGGCGACATCGCCGACAGGGATAGTGTGGGCGACGCCTGCATTGTCGTAGAACACGTAAGCGGGAGTTGCCATGCTTAGCCTCTCTCTTTGTAAGAGCCCATCTGGCCCTGTATACGCATCTGGAAGGCACGATCGTGGTGGGATTGGACGATTTTCTCGCGAACGGCCTCACCGGCATGCGGAGCATCGCCTGAATGGGCCTGCTGTGCAAGCATCTGTCCGGGTACGGCCGTACCTCCCACTATGAGAGGGTTAAAACCCCCGCCAATGTTCGTGTTGGCCTTCATCATCTGGGAGACTTGGTTGTTGGAGGGCAGGATGGCGGCTGATTCCCCTTCTCGCACTGAAGAAGGGTCTTTCATATTGGTGATTTTGATGTGGGACATGTCAGCTTCCGGGACGCCGGCCATATCCGCCGCCTCTTTGGCCCTCTCTATGCTGGCAGACTCCATTGCGCGATAGGTTTGGTCCATACTTTTGACGATGGGGCTCTTACGAATACCAGGAGATTGTGGAACAAAGGCCGGTTCTATGTCGGCCCGCATCCACGAGCCACAAAGTTGACAGCGATCGGGCGGGGGAGTGTCGTCAGGATGGTGGAAGTAGCGAAAGGTTCCTTCGCAGTCGGGGCAACGATAATGCCGAAACTTGGCCATCATCCCGCCTCTTTCCTAACAACCTCGTCGAACCTCTTTTTGTCCATGTGGCCTTTATCGAGAAATGTTTCTATCTCGTCAGGCAACATATGATAATCGCTCAGCCTCAAAAGAGTTGCCGCTTCACGAAGAAGACTCCGCATATAAGCAGAAACCCTAGCATCGCTGACCTTCATTGCCTGCGTCCTCGCCAATTGAAATTCGCGACCAATTGTTGAATCCTAGGCCAGTCGCTAGTATTTACACTTATAGTAAAGCCGGGCGAGCCTTTAGTATAGAACGAAAGAGATATGTTATCAAATTCAGGGAGGTACTGTAACGCCAACATACACTTTGTAGAAAGTTGTAACTCTACACGACGTTCCGCCAAGATATCGTCCGCATAAAGCAGGTCTTCCTCGTTATCTCTCGTACGCGGAGGGAGAGGCATCTACCAACGGCTCCTTTGCCGGGAGGCTATACGGGTCTGTGTCCTTTGACGCTCTTTGACCTTGAAGAATTCTCCTAGCATGTTCCGGTTGAAAAGGGAAACGCGATCGACAAGCGACGCACTCCGTTTAATCTTATCCGCTTCGCGAGTGCGGTTTTCGCGGACGAGCATGCGACGAAGCCGCTCTTCCCAGCCACGATTAGCGAGCGCGAGAGCGAAGTTCATATCATCCCGGCCTGACGACTGCGCGGCCCCAATCTTATCACCCTCACGGGTGATTGTCTTCATCTCTTCGATAGCCGGCATGCTCCGCACAACGGCAATCCCATTGTGGAAGTTGTTACGGAAGCCCTCCATGAGTTGGACTTTAAGCTGCTGTTGGGTGCGGAATTGGTAACTGTGGCCGACGTGCATAGAATCGGAGCGGGTGTAAACGTAGTTACGGACATTGCCGCCGACGTTGCCAATGCCGAGTTCGCGGGCGGCCGACCGCATATACCCGTCACGGATTAGGGTGCGGGTCATTTCGTACTGACGCCATACTTCCTCGCCGGGGCCGTTTATCTCACAGATCATCAAGACGATATTCTGGGTCGGCCCCCCATAATAGGAGACGAGCGTCCACAAGAGCCAAGCAAAATGGTGGGGTTCTATCGTAGCGCTAGTATATTCGCAGACTTGCTCCCAGCCATCGGCATAGCAACGGGCGACTTGAGCACAGCTATTGTTGTTAGCCTCATTGTGACCGAAGGCCGGATCGCCGCTTACGACATAGACGGCCTCTCCGACAGGCTCTTCCCAAAGTTTTAGCTCGACTTCTCTAAGATAACGAGCGGGCCGCATATCACAATCGACGATAGTATTGCCCGGCCAAAAGCGGAAGGATTGATATCGGGCGGTAGTAGCAAAGGCTGACGCTTGCTGGAGCCGGTCTGAACGGTAAAAAGTCGAGCCCGCTTGTTGGAAAGCCTCTTCCTCTGTCCAAGGCTGGTCCGATATGACATAAGAATCTTCCGCATCCTCTTCTTCGCGTTCGCGGGAAGGGTCTACAAACCAACGATACCAAGCAAGCTGTTCGTCGTCTATTTCGTAGTCATACTTTTCCTTTACGACTACGATACGCTTTAGTTCTTCGTCGCTGGGAGGATCGAGGCCGTAGCGTTGATAATGAGGGGAACCTCGTTCCCAACGTTGGTCGTCTTTGGCCCACCAGCCGGCGAAGCCCGTAACTTCTTCGAGATCGTTTTCCTTGCCGGCCTTCCAAATGTCGTACCACATACCGTAGTTGCGGGCCGTCGACTCGTCCAGGTAGAGACGGTCGGGGTATGTGTTGGACTTTGAAGAGTTTAAGGATTTTACGCCCTCTTCGTTCTCCCACGAGCATAGTTCAGAACGGTGCCAATAGTTCAGGCCTTCGGAACGGCCCAGAACGCCACTGCTGGATGTTTGGCGAATGCCGGCGCTCATAAAGATCAAGCGGCTATCGTTCTCTAAAAGAAGGCCTTCACGATTGTCGCCGATGACGCGGGGGAAGGCGTAGGACTTTGGGAGGTGTTTTATGATGTTTTTGATGCGAATGCGACCGCTGGCACTATGCGAGGCGGTGTCGTAGATGATGGCGCCTTGCATGCCGTCGTGGATGCCGAGCCAAAAGACATCGAATATCTCACATACGGTTGTGATACCGAGTTGGCGGCTCTTCAACCACTTTACAGTGTGCTTGTCGTGGGCGAGAGCCTCGTGGAAGACGGCGTGTATGAAGCGCTTTTGGGCTAGATAGAGGCCATTTACGACTGCGTAGTTACCGCCGCGCTCCTTGCTGTTGACGCGGACGTGGCGGGCGAATGACCAGAAGGCTTTCTCGACGATGGCTACCTTCTGAGGAGACCATTTTGAGAGGGCCTGCGGCATTACGCCAGCGACACTCTGACGAGTTTGACAGGCCCGGAAGGAGGCCCTGCTTGCATCACATGGTCATAGTCTGCTGCCGGTATCTCTAAAG